AAGTTTATTGATAACTACTTCAAACTTAGTTAAATCATTTTTCAAATAAGTTTCGGCTTGCTGTTCAGTGCAGGTGTCACCTTTTTTAACTCTGACACCATTAGGATATTTAATGGTTCCAAAACCAATTGTCCAAACACCCACCCCATCATCATAAGCATTAAGACGCTTACCTTCAAAACCTTTGATGAGATTTAGCCCTGCATTGCTTGTGGTTTTACTCATTTCTATTCACTCGCTTTTCAATTAAGTTACTAACAAAATGAGTGCCCATATAACCAATGCCAGAAGCAATACCAACAGATACAATCTGCGGGACATTTAGCCACTCAAGTAAAGACCAGACACCAACTGAAAAAAGCCCACACATAATGGACTCAGCCCAATCAGCCTTACCTAGTTTTTTCTTCGTTCGGAAATAAGCCATAATGAACCCCATAAAAAATGAAGTGATTGCTGTGCCAAAAGTCTGTAGAAACTCTTGAATGAATTTCCAAAATTCCATGCCTTCCCCCTAATTTCGGCAATAAAAAAGCCCTAACTTATTTAAAGCTAAGGCTTGTGGTGGTTTGTTGTGTGTTTAGATTTCATCAAAAACTGAAGCAACAATTTTCGAGAATAGTGCTGCACCGTTGTCATTGAAATGGACGCCATCGATAGAAAGGGTTTCACCTGTCTTATCACTTGGTTGCATGCCCGCCCAATAGCTGCCGTAGTAGTTTTCAGTGACAGCTTTAAACGTGCTTAAAATCGGAATAAACAAATAGTCTTTACTTGCTATGTAGCGCTCTACAGCTTCATAGTTTTCAAAGTTTGTCTTTGCTCTTCCGACATTAATGTTGTCAACTGGACCGCCATTTGATGCAGCCGTTGTAACTGTCCCAAACAAAGGTTCATGAGTTGTGCTGTCCCATGCGCCAGCAACAGCACTTGTTGCAGCTAAAGTGTCACTATAGAAAATCACATCACACTTTGTATAAGCCTCTGACATCGCGTATAACGAAGTTGGCATGTCGTTAAACTCATTAAAGTATGCTCGTTTAGCGATATTCACGTAATGCAGTGGATCTACAGACATTGCTGTCGCTTCAGATGCACCCCAGTTGATTATCGTAATTTCAGCTAAAAGCAAGTCGGGGTTAAATGACCAAATGTCTGTGTCTTGATATTGATCAAGTCTATTGCCGTTTGGATCTCCCCATTCAAAGCCACCACGCGCACCATTAATAACAAATAACATAAATTCACGTTGTGACCATTCAAAGCCTACAACATTAAATCTATTGCTGTTATTGCCTTTTGAGATAGTGATTTGCTTAGTTGAGCCGATAGAATTAATGCCACCAGACGCCCTATTTTTACAGCGCATTTTTAGGCGTTTCTGATACTGAGTATTTCCTTTTGTTGAAGTAGCTGGACCTTCATACATTGAAAATACAAAGCCGTTTGCTTCTACCCATGCTGAGCCGTTCCAAGCCTCAACTTTACTATTACCCTCTGCAATCGAAACGGTGCAATTACCACACTGCCCATCTGAACGATAGACAAAATTGAATTGCCATGCATTAGCTGGGATTGTCATTGATACGCTTGCATTTGCATCCGTTGTTGTCTTCGTTAACCCATTTTTAATATGGGCGTAATCATCCCAAATTCCGCCTGAAGCATTGTTAGTCACAACCCATGTACTATTTGAGTAAGTTAAATCAGTATGATCATATCGGCGATATTTTTGACCATCCCAATGTTTTATCAGCTTATCAAATACTGAACTTGCTAAATCATTCGTATGCAGTGCAGCGGGTCGAGTTGTTGCGTCAGCACGATCAGATGCATACAAATTGCCTTGCGTTAATGATGTACCAGTTAAAACAACTGTCACATCTTCATTTTTATCTTTAAATTTTTGATAAAAATTAGGACATTTTACTTTCAACTTATCAAAGTAATTGAAGCTCGGGAATGTGCTCCGCACTGTCATGTCAACATCTGGAATCTTTGCTAAAAGTGCATTTGAAATTCTTTCAACATTGAAGTTGTCAGCATAATCATATGTACAGTTGACATATAGCTTTGCTGCATTGGCGGGGATAGTAATGATGTAATCTTCATCAACACTATCAGCAGCTTTGAATTGTAAAACATTGCCAGCACTATCTGTGATGTAATATTCGCCAACTACCCCGAAAGTTTTGGTGTTAATAGCATAGTTTTGACCTGCTTGCACATCAATATCAAAGGCAAATAATGAATCATTTGACTCTTTTCTAATGATATTACTTGGGGCATAAAAGAATGTGTAATCAAGAACAAAAGCGCCTTCAATCAAACTTCTCGCTAAAACATCACTAACTTTTTCAAGTTTAAAATTGTTGCGTGAAGCGTAAGTGCAATTTACAAACAGCTTAGATGCATTGCTAGGAATGCGAATAATAAAATCTTTTCCGCGATCTCCAGAAGGCTCAAGTGTTATAACCGCATTCGAGCTATCTGCAATTATATATTGAGGGGCCGTGCCATATGTAGAGGTGCGAATTAAATAAAACTCGCCACTTGACACATCAATACTCTTTGAGAAAAACCCGCTATTTGTATTTGTGATTACACCACTGTTATTGGAAAAGAATTGAAAGTCATTTGCTCCAAGTCCCGCAAAATTCAAATTAACGATTTCATTATTTAGCAAATATAATTTAAATCCTGCATAATCTTTCGTGCAGTTTACATATAGCATTTTGCCATTTTGAGGGATTGTAACTACATAGTCTTGTTCTAAAGTTTCACTAGAAGCAAGTGTTTGCAACACATTACCACTTGAATCGGCAATATAATAAGAACCAACCACACCAAAAGTCTTTGTCTTAAACACATATTTTTGGCCAGCTTGCACTGCAATTGAAACTGCGAACAATCCTGAGTTAGATTCTTTAATAATTGTGTTATTTGGTGCGTAATAAAAAGTATTTAATTGCTTGAAGTTAGTATTTGAAAGAACATCGATATAGGGTTTTGTTCGGTCATAAATACTCAGCCCTTCATCAATCCAAACTGAGCCATCCCACTTATAAAGCTTTTTAGTATCAAAAGCATATCCCACAGAGGGATTGACTGTTGGAACGGTAGCTAATAGCTCAGCTTCAGTGCTGTAAGCTTTCCAACCACCAGTTTCCATTAGCATTCGAACTAATTTTGCTAATGTTGGATAGATCTGCCCCAAACGAGTTAAAACATCTTCACTATCTAAACCACTAATAAATTTTTGCAAACTCTCAGCGTCTAAACCTGCATCCACAAGCTGCTGTCTAGTAACGATCTCATCAGCCATTGCCTTTTCTCCAAGCATAAAAAAAGCCCCGATAAAGGGGCTTGGATTTCTGTTAATTAATTAAATAAAGTCATGGTCACGCTCATAGAATCGGGCATCGTAGTTAGAAGCCTTAAGCGTATTGGTCATTTGAGTTTGAGGGGTAAGTTCTTCAAGCATGAATGCCTGAGATTCTGATTGATCAGCTCGAACTAATGTGTATAGGGTTTTGACGTATCTATCATCACTAACTACAAGTGGTTGTACTGGCGGACGGCTAAGCACTACATGGTATTTATCAGCACCCGCTGTACATGGCACCACATCTACAGTGGCATTCGACATTTGAAGAAAGATGTAATAGTCATGTCCTACTTCAAAAGTACATGGCTGAGAGGTTTGGATAATCAAACCATCTACTGCTTCAACCTCACCGTCTTGCGTATCAACAATTGTGTTATCAGCAACCAAAATACGGTCATTACGAATCAAAAGCTCAGACTCGTCTAAAACTTCCACTTCACAAGACATGTACTTGTAGCGAAGCTTATTCCACTCGCGCCACGCTCTAACCTTCGCTTGAGCTTCATTACGAATACCTGTAGTGGTGATCTTCAAGGGATTCTTAGGCGTAATGTCTTCCGGAATGATGTACTTAACCCGCGCATCATCGACATCAGAAGTATATTCAAGCTCAACCCCGTCATAGTCTTTCTGCACACCAAATGTATAAGAGCGCTTTTCAGTTAAAGGCACTTTGTTTCGGTGATTGAAGAGTAAGACGGCATTTTCTTGTGGCTGCTCAAACTTGAGACGGGTTAGACTTCCGAACCGATACGGCTCACAGAAAGCAGAACTAGCGACCATTCCCGCGATTTCTTCAAAGCTTAAGTTGTCATCGTCAATCGTGTAATTGAACTCTGACATAAGGTCTGAACCAAAATAAGCATTAACTTTGGCAATCTCTGCATTGATTTGTGCAATGTCTACTTCTTCACTTGTTCGACGACCAATGTGCTCATCTAAAGCCAAATTAATGAGTGCCTGACCTGCTGAACGTGTGACCTGTAAAGGCCCTGTGCCATTAAGCGGTAGTTTGCGATTCACTAAACAGTTCAGCTTGCGTTCTTTGATGCTTAGGGCGCCATCGGTAGCAACTGTTCGAGAACGCAATACAGTCACATTGTTGTAAATGTCTTTATCCGAGATAGAAAACCCAAACACATCTTTAATTTTGACATCTGCACGTGCATTTGAATCATCATTTGTCAAACGTGCAACACGGAATCGGAATGAGCCAGTAAACGGAAAATCAACGGTGACCGACTTACCAAACTGCGTGAGCTTTCTATCAAAAATATAGAACTCATTTGAATAAATCGCTCCGAACGGTACGTTATTATTGTCGATCTGCTGATATTCAATTTTGATGCGGCTTGGGTGAGCATCTTGCCGACCAGAACGTGACTGCCAATACAAACCTTGCGGATACACAAGATTGTAAAACAGGCCAGTGGCATCATTTTTGGCAATATTAAACCACCCCACCCACTTGTCAGTTGAACCATCTAAACGCACTAAAACGTCTTGGCCAGTGGTGTTTTGGTTTTGCAGCGTTGATAGCTTGTCCCATTCATTATTTACAGATGATGGTGGTGCAAGCGTGATCGTATCTGCTGTAATTGTCGCAATCGTATAAGAACCATCAAGATTAATACCTTGAGTGTTTTTATTTAAAAGTGCTCCAGATGTAAGCGTATAGTCATCATTCACATACTGCCAATTTGAGTTCACTGTGTTTGGGTTTGACAAAACAATCTCATAATGAAAACCACCTGAAATGGCAGTTTTAGTAATGCCTGAAATGACATACTGACCAGACAAGTCTCGCTTGGTCACAGTTGTTTCTGGCGGATCACCCGATGTTGTAGAGATATCAACAAGCGCCCCTGTTAGTAACAAACCTTTGAATGTGTTCTCATTGGCAATATTGGTTGTAGATTCAATGATGACGGAACCCGAACTTGTCACCATGATTTCGCCTGATAGCATCACATCAAGCACACCATATCTAGCATTATAAATGGCAACAATATCGTTAGCAGTAAACAATGTAGTGAAATCAATTGTTGAACCAGATGTCTTAATTAGATTTGGGTATTGAAAGTAAATCAGGCTTGACTCAATTTTTTGATCATTTGGGTATTGCAGAGTTTGGCCATTGATTGCGCTTGATTTGATTACAGATAATGGTGGCTCGGTGAAAGCCTCTCCAACTTGATATGTTGGAATTCCATTCACAATGGATACATCTGGATCATAAATTGAGACACTAACCCCATCAATCCCTGAAACCTCAGTAGTGCCGTCACGACAGTCTTCTATCTGATAGTAGCCACGTCCGATAGCCATCAAGCAATATTCAATCTCTTTGCCTGTTGCATCGTCAAAATAAGTATATGGCTGAGCAATTAAATCCGGATAAGAACGGACTTTTCCGAAAATATCAGGAATACGGGCATTTAAGCGAGCTTGGTTAGAGCGTTGAGCCAATTCATTGTTTGATGAGCCTGCTACTGGCGCCTGTGGCTTCGGCATGGTTAATACAGTGTAAACACTATAAGCCGCCAGAATTGCCGTTATGATCATAAATATAGTAAATGGCTCAATGGCTGGCTCAATCACTACATAAAAAGTACCTTCTAATGTCTGAATGTGTTCAATCTGGGCATTAATTCTTTTTGGATGGTTGGGAGTGACATCACAACTTTCTGCAATCTGGTTGTGATAAATCTTTGCGTTTTCAGGCCACACATCAAACTGTTGGTAGATATAGGCTAGAACATCTTCAACTTCTGCTTCTGACCATGTAGAGCGATCATAAACATCAGGAACGATGATGACTTTTTTCAAACTCATTTATAAAACCTCGTTTCCCGAAAGTTCATGGAAATAATTTCAAGTGGAACGTACTGCACACCACGACCCGTTAAGTGCAAAACCTTGTCACAATAAAAAAGCCCAACATGTGTCGAGCTTCTTGTGCCATTCGTAAAAAAAACAATGCAGGGGGAAATGGGTTCCTTTAACTTTTTGAAGCTACCCTTTCCATTTAAAAATCGCTCTAGGCGCTTTTTAAGATCTCGCCCTGTAACTTCCTTCCATGCATCACATAGAAATTCATTACAGGTATAGTCTTTAGTCCAAACGCGATTATGGAGATGGTCTAGGTTCATATCATGCCCCGTAACAATGGGAATCTTTCTAGAGAATAGATTTCACCAGTCTTCACACTGTTAAGTTCTGGCGCCTGAGCATCAAAAGTACAGTTGCCAGAGTTGTCTTTAGATAAAGTGGCAATCTCTAATGTCTGCAATGAAACCATTGGAGCAGTTAATTCATCATCCCGATACAACCGCCATTTGACTGATGGCCTAACTTTCCAGTTAGTACCTAAACGAGCAGATACAACTGATTTAATTAGCTCATCGTCAACATCGGCAATGGTTAGGCTAAGCTTTTGATCAAGGTCGTTTGTGACTGTAGAGCGTTGAATTGACATTGGTTGATATTCATAAGTAACATCTGGCCCTGCCACCTCATGCTTAACTGTCACGCCTTTTGTATCGTTTTTGACGAACCGGAAAGGCTCAGTAAAGTCTGGATGAGAAATCTCAACACATTCCAATGGCACCACACCACTGCTTGAGTTAAGAAAGAAGGATGTATAGTCAGGCATTTAAATACCCTCCATCGCTCTTGGCAGATCGTCGTTTACCAGTTTTTCGAGTGGGTTGAATAACGATGCTAAGTCTTGCCCATCATTACCAGCTTCAACAATAATCTTGTTTAGCTCCGAATCTACAATCGGCTTAACTCGTAATTGAGCTGTCACAGTGTAAACTGGGCCTTGTATGCTCGTTAGTTGGAAGCTATCTGGAACAAATAAGCATTCGTATGGCTTAAACTCAGGTCCGTTTACCCGAAGTGAAGCATTAAATCTTTGACCAGGAGTCTCAGACCAAACGTTATAGAACGCATCAAGATATTGAAATCCAGCTTCAAGTACCTTCCATTGAACACTAACAGTGTGAAAACTATTTTTACTCAGCCTTCTATTACGTGGTGCTCCACCGTCTAACTCCTGAGAAACTACCCCACTTTGGAATGCGACAGAATAGCCTTCTTGTGTTGAGCAATATTTTAATGTGTTCATAATTGCCTCATAAAAAAACCGACCTCATTTAGGGTCGGTTTAAATATTTAGTTTCATTACATTTTCCAAAGATATGTACAGATAATCAAAGTGATAAGGATCGCAACAAAGCGCCATGCTTTCATCTCATTCATTTCCTTTAGACACCAATAAATTAATTTGATAAAATCTTCCATATAGATTGTTTTTCTCCTTAATCTTGCTCTGGTTAAGTTGATTTAAAAACCTCGGTGCTTCCAACACTGGGGTTTTTGCTTATTTAGGATATGGAAACCTGTTTGGAGTTTCCTCCGGCCCGATTTCCACGCATTAAAAAAGCCGCCCGTAGGCAGCTCTTCGTTTGTTCTCTTTTATACGTGATACGTCAAACGGTTTTACTTACATACCGCTTACGGTTCTTCTCTTATGCCTGTACTTTTAATTAAGGGTTTTGCTCATCAGCAGGCTTGCCCTGACAAAATTCAACAAGGCTTAAAGTTGAAATATCAGAAACACGGATCTGAATACTTAATGGTCTGCCCGCAGCTGGGAACAATTTTGAGTTTTGAATATATTTTGCATCTTTAAGATACAAAAAATGTTCTTTAAGTGAGTCTGGAAATTTAATTTCCTCACCATCATCTAACTTTTTAATTATCTCTTCTCTTGGCTCTTTGATATGGGAATAAAAGAATTCCTTCCAAAGTGAATTTTCTTCGAGTTCGAAAAATTCTTCTTCACTGATTGCAGTACCAGTAATTACGCTGCCACCAACCCCGACTGTCACATAGAAATCTGGATAATCATCTTCTCTATGTGCATTTTCAGAAATTGCTTTTATCAATAAATTAGTATCATTTCTACTCATTCTTCTTTTCCATAAAGTTTAATTAAGAAGATTAGAATCTATCAAAGAATAAATTTAATAGCCACCGAAGTGGCTACCAATTATTGCCGTCTAGGTGTTGCATTGTAGTTTTGCTTGAATGCCTTGCTGATTCTACTATTAGGGTTTTGAATTCCCTGTAGGAAAACCTGCTCCGCAACTTCGCCAGCAATCTGCCTAATGCGAACATCTAAAGAACCATCGTCATTTCTAGTCACGTCAGCAGTTTGACCTTCCATGACATAGACATTCACGATTGGTTCTAGGACAGTGGCACCAGAACTACCAAAGGATTGACCAGAGTTAATGGCATTCAATGTATCAACGCCTACTCTCTTAGTAGCTGCGGCATTCAATACATATTCTTGACCATGAACGACACCGGCAACATCACCTCGGCCCATGTTGCCCGTGTAGCCGCCTGATGCGAAGCCAACACTAGCAACTGACTGAATGTTTGCAACAATGCTTGCAGTACTTGCTGCAACACTTGCCATAGCAGCTAGATTATAGGGGAAAGGATTTGCTGCTGCTTCAGCAATACCTGTCTGAATAGCCATAATTGAACGAGCGATAGCAAACGCCTTTTCTGCTGCAAACATAATTTTATAGGCTTTAGATTGCTCGCCACCTATAGTCTTGAACATATCTGCAACTGAACCAGTAATTTGCTGACCATAAGACATTTGAAGATCAAGCTTAGCTCGTTGATATCTCTCTTCAATATCAAGAAGCTTCTTCTTACCTTCCTCTTCAGTTATGAGATTGTTTTTTATGGCTTCTTCAACAACACTAGATCGACTCTCTTTACTCCTATCTAGTTGGAGAAAATCATTATTCTCGCTTAATTCGCCATTAAGACCTCTAAAGTTATCCCATGCATTACGTCTCTTCCCCTGAACCTCGAAATCTTCTGATCTAAAGGATGCATTAAGGAGTTGATTCCGAAGTATCGGATCTCTTGTGGTCTTAATTATTTCTTCTCGTTCAAGTCTATATCTCTCTTGCATGTACTCTATTTCATGCATGTAGGATTGCTTGGCTTGAAGTACACGCTGTTCTCTTGCTAATTGAATTAAACCTATTTCATGCTGGTATTGCTGATCTAGATATTTAATAGCCTCATCACGCTGATCTTTACTTAATTCAATATCATGAGCTGCATTAAACTTCTTGCGGTCGAAACTATCTTTAAGCAATTGCTCTTCAGTCATGTTGAATTGCTTAAAGTCATCCAACTTAGTTTTAAGTGCTTGTTGAGCTATAGCGACATCATTGTCAGCACGAGCTTGAAGTTCTGCCTTAATTTCAGCTTTGCGCTCTGGGGTAAAGTTGGCTTTATCAACATCTTCCAGCTTCTTGGCAAGATCATTTCTAATCTTGGTCACTTCATCAGCAACATCGTTTTCCAGTTGAAGACGTATTTTTGCCTGTTCTTTAGCTAAGTTCGTTGTGTCTTGAAGAAGTTTGTCAAAGTCTTTGGAAGAGATATCACCAGCACTGTATCCATTAGCACCAGCCACATAGCCCATAAAGTCTTTCCAGTATTGATTATTATTTTTACCAATACCTTTACCCTTTTGGACATTGCCTTCACCAGCGTGATAAGCACGTACAGCTTTTTCTAAATCTCCTTTGAAAAGTTTTAAAAGGTAAGACATGTACTTGCCGGCACCTTCAGCAGACTGAGCTAAGTCATAACGATCTTTTACACCATATTGTTTGGCAGTACCTTCAAGGAATTGGAATCCACCTGTTGCGCCAGTAGATTTGTTGTAAGCTCTAGCATTACCACGTGACTCAATCATATGGATTGCAGACAAGGTGCCTGCTGGTAAGTTGTATTTAGACTCAATGCCAGAAAAATTATACTTCGCTGCATTAGCTTGAACTTTTGCGTTTATGCTAAGAACTTTTTGCTGTTTCTCAAGCTCGCTCGTATGTTTTCGCTCAGCAGCAGTTAGCTCATCCTTTTTTTCTTTAAGAGCATCTAAAGCTTTTTGGGCTTTAGCAATCTGGTCCATCTCCTCTTTAGTGATAATTGCTGTTGTACCAGGAGCAGCCACCGCCTGCTTTGCTTTCTGAAGTTCAAGTATCTTTTTTACAGTTTCTTCACTGTAGCCAAGATTTAAGAGCGCCAATTCTTCATTAGATTTCAGAACTTCCGCACGTAAGCTATCAAAATAACCCTTTTGAGCTTTAGTTGCCTTTTGAGCTGCACTTTCATTGCCAATTAAGGCTTTAGAGTTGTCATCAATTCCAGCCACAGCCGTTTGAGCTTTACGCCCAGATAGCTCCACCTCAATACCGAAAAGCTTTAGTGATTCTTTTGTAGTTTTGGCTTCTTTAGCGTTCTTTTCAAACTCTGAAGAGTTCTCTTTCAAAGCGTTGTAAATATCCTTGCTAATACGCAACTCATTAAAGCGCTTAACAGCATCATTCATGCTAATAGTGCCATCTCTAGCATCATTAACAACTTGAACAATATCTTTATTGCCTTTGTAGAGTTGAGCAATAGCATTCAACTGGATATTTATTTTACTACTAGACTCTGCTAGTGCCTGATTCTGTCGCTCAAATGAAGCGGTCATATCATTGATCGCAGAATCTTTTTCAAGACCTTTGAGTGCTAGAAGTTCTTCTTTTGCCTTTTTAGCAACTGCTGCTTGCTCTTCTAGTTTTTTATTGGCTTGGGCCGCCTTATCCTGAAAGTACATATAGCCCGCAGCTAAGGCTGTAACCCCTAATGTAATAGCTCCAATAGGGCCACCAACTAGGTCTAATGCTCTACTTCCAATTGAAGCTGATTTGTTTAGACCATCTTGAGCAGCTTTATAAGCAAGAGTTGCAGCAGTTGATTCTTTTAGGGCGATACTATGGGCTACTTCAGCAGCTGTTTTACGTTGAACGGCTGCCGCCCTTTCCTTAGCGGTTGTTGCAGCGTTATATTCAGCTCTCGCCAAGCCCAATTCAGTAATAGCTAAAGCAGCAGATTGCTTTGCACGCAAAGCCTCTACACCAAGTAATTGAGCCTGTGCTTGGGCTTCAGCAAGGCTTGCGGCTCTTTGTTGAGCTGAAGCAGCAATACTCGCTTGTACAGCAACCGTTTTTGTTAAAACAGCTTTTGTCATTAAGCCAATACCAATGGCAAATGCACTGTCTGCAATTAAATTCAAATTATTTGCTAATAACTGAATCGATCCTGATAAAGCCTGTGCTGCTCCGCTTCCTTTACCAGCCTCTCCTACAAATTTAGTAATTTCATTATTAAGTAGAGTTAATGATTGACCAATTGTAATGTCAGTTTTAGCAAAAAGAGCATCAACTTCATCTTGGACATTTTTAAGCGCTTTAACGATTTCTTGTGAAGTAATTTTTCCTTCAGCCGCAACTGAACGCAACTCTCCTACGGTGATCCCCATGCCTTGAGCAATAGCCTTTGCTAGAGCTGGTGTTTGTTCCATAACTGAGTTGAGTTCTTCACCACGTAATGTACCGCTTGCCAAAGCCTGCCCAAATTGTACTAAAGCTGCATCAGCTGCTTCTGCACTTGCACCACTAATTGCTACAGCTTTAGAAACTGTTTCAGTTAAACGTGCTGTGTCATCCATTGTGAGGTTTAAAGTTTTGGCATTATCACTAAAACGCTGGTAGACCTGTAGAACAGAATCCCAAGCTGAATAGGTTTTTTGAGCAATCCGGAAGGTATCTTCTGTTGCCTTGTTTAACTCAACTTGGTTGTTAGTTACTAATTTGAGACGGTTTTGAAGACCAGTGTAAGTGTCCATCTTAGAAATGGCGGCACTTACAGTAACCAATCCAGCCATGTATCCAGCAAGTTGACGTGTAGCAACAGATAACGCATCCATTGATTTGGTGGCAAAGTCACCTTTACGCTCAATGCTATCCAGCTCATTGCCTAGATTACGCGCATTACGCTCCGCATTTTTTGCATCAATTACAATGACGAGACGTGATTCTTGTGCCATCTTACTTTCCTCTAGGCAATAAAAAACCCCGCAAATGCAGGGCTTTTCTTCTGGTTAGATATTTAAAGGTTAGAAGTATCTTGTTCTATCTTAGTGTTTGGGACATACCTAATAGATGTTCTAACAATAGAATTTGGAATATATGTATGTGAAAGCTCAATTGTAGTTTCTTTAGTTTTCCAAGTTATCTTATTCAGTGATTTGAAAACCGGCTCACCATATTTTTGTGTTAACAGTCTATGTAACTCATTAAATTGTGATGCAGCAATTGCTCTATTATTCTGTTCATTACTAACCACATTCGTCTGTATTAGACGATCATTTTCATCAAATAAGAAATTTGCTGTATAAGTTCCTGATGCAATATTTAAATCATTAATCCTGACTTTCCCAAAAGATTTAAAATATTGCTCTGGCTTAATCTCTACTGCCTTTCCCTTCTCTGCCTCAAGCACTTGTGCTGGAGTCATCCCCCAATCAGTATTGCCATATGCAGTCCCTTTAGCAAAACTTACTATAGGGAAGAGAATCATTGTTATCAGTAAAATAATCTTTTTCATAAAAACACCCTCATATTTGAGGGTAATTTAACAAGAGCTTAAATTACACGCAACAGAAACTCATAGAGACTGCTATTAGGTTGTCACTTCTTATTAGCTAAAGCATAAGCAACATCGGATAATATCTTGCGCTCTGTATCTTTAAGGTTTTTGAACTGATTTCCAATGAACTCTAGGTATACTTCGCTATTATTAGCCGCATATTCATCCACTGCAACTTCAAGCAAATACTTATCTATAATTTGAATTATTTTCAATAAATTGCTTTCTTGGTCAGGCATGAACTCGTCAAGAGATTCTTTGTTCCCCTTCAAAGCATAATATAGACCGAACTTAAGCAATTCATTAATACATGTATTTATAGATTCACCTTGTTGCTCGGAATATGCAACTAGGTCTTCATGTACTTTTGGCAGAAGCCTTGCAGGGAATCTGATCAATTCTGATTGCGACATAATTTTTTCCTCAATGCTTGACATCAAGAGTAATATCACTATAGATTATAGTCAAGTGATATCAATGATGATGTCACAATAAAACGCCCCGATGATCTTGGCGGATGACGGGGCGAGTTATCAACCACTTTAAGGTAATTGATATGTCTAGTTTAGCACTAAGCTTTAATGATGTGAACTTTTCGCCTGTTCAACACAACAACCAAATTTGGTTAACTGCAAGTGAACTTGCAAAGGCTCTTGGTTACGCCAAATCTGATGCAGTAACTCAAATCTATGAACGTAATAAAGATGAATTCAATAGCGAGATGACCTTGACACTCAAATTGAGTGTCAAGGGATTTGGTAATGGAAACTCACTTAAAGAAACTCGTATCTTTAATCCGCGGGGGTGCCATTTAATTACCTTCTTTGCACGTACTTCTGTAGCAAAGCAGTTTCGCAAATGGGTGCTTGATGTTCTTGATAAAGAAATTGGCGCACCAGTTGCTAAAACTCATAAATCAGAACGTGAACCCCTAACCAATGCTGTAAATCTTCTTGTAGCTAAAACTAAGCATTTGAATTACAGCGATGCTTATAAATTAGTTCATCAGCGTTTCAATGTTCAGCATATTGATGAAATTCCATATGATGTAATTCCCGTGGCTGTTGAGTATGTTCATCATCTCATTGCTTTATACAGTCGGTCTGAAAGTAAAGTGTATACAGTAGCAGATAGCTTTAAAAACAATGCCGAAGCAGTCGCAATTCATATGGCTTGGGTTTCCGCATGGTGGCATTGTTATGCGGAGGCATTCCGCTTAATTAACCCTAGCATGGCGGGTCACATCAATGACCACTTTACTGATGGAGCTTTAGCATCATCTCTAGTTTTAGGCGCAACAGGGAAAGAGCTAAAGTTTCGAATAAGAGAAGAGTTGCCATTTGATATGGGAATGTATGACCGTGTTGACTTTTTTCGATATCGTCAAAAAAGATAGGTAAAGTAAACCCACACCAATTTGCTTCACAAAATTGTGAAGCAAATACAAAATTATCAATCTAATAGCACTCCTCAAATATGAGGAGTGCTGTAAAAGCACCTCACGGTGCTTTTTGGCGCAATAAAAAACCACCCGAAGGTGGTTTTTAAAACATTAGTATATATCTAATGTGGATACACCTTGTATTCACGATCCAACCATAAAATATGGAAAATATCATTTTCGCGATAACCAACCATTGGAGCTAGTCCGTAAAACCTAAATGAAAGTATTGAGGCATCTTCTGGTACAACATTTGGCACAGCTACATTTAAACTTTTTCTTTCTATTTTCTCATAACCCAAACCATGTCTTGCTTCTTTTGCAATCGTTTTCCATGTCATTTCTCGTCTTTTAAAGATAGCATCAGCTAAAGCCTGCTTTTCTGCAGGCTGACAGTTTGAATAACAGTGGTTTTTCTGAATATGCTGCAAAGAGAAAATAATACAGCCCTCTTTTTTTGGAAGGCTTTCAGCAGCTTGTTGGGCAATATTTTTTGTTTTATGTGCAGTAGGCTTCTTTATTTTCATATAAAACCTTAATCTTAAGATTCTAATTGAGTTTCAAAGTAAGCCTTCATATCTTTAATAGAAATTTCATTGTTGCAACCTGGCTCATAGGCATTCTTCCATGGAGCCTCTTCGTGGGTCATATTGCGCAATCTCCATGCAGAGAATTGACCATAAGATTCAATTACCTCATCTAGAAGTTCGCGCTGTGCTTCACTTAGAATTTCTATATTAAAATCTTTTGGCGGAGTAACAATATCATTACCTGCAGCCTTGAAGTGATGATAAACAGATGGAACTACTGGGCCATGCAACCATGCCTCTATGCTCTCTGGGAATAATTCTTTATCAAACATTGCCAAATGAAAGCCCTGACAATAATAAACTAATTTTTGTAGTTTTAATGGAGTGATACCTTCACTGCCTTCAAAGCGATTTTCAAGCCAAAGTATGTAATTAGCCACGTCTAATGCTTTAATTGACATTTAATATCTCCAAAACAAACGGATGAGCAACCAGCCATCCTGAATGTTTTATTCAGATGTGCAAAACCCCTTGGGTTAGGCACAATCTGGATAATAGATGGCGTACAACCAAGGGGACTATGTAAAGTAAAATATTATATATTTACAATCCTGTCAATAAGGAATCTTTACTGGAATGTCAAGGGCATAGGCGTATTATGTTACATCAATCGCGCTATATCACGTCGCATAGTCTAAGTTATGTACCGAACGTCAGCATTTAAGTCTTCGTCGCTCGTTGCGTCGCCTTATTATGCGCCTCATCCAAGAACATATCGTCAAGCGTAAAGATACAGTCATTAAAGATGTATCGCTCAACCGGTAAATCATATTGCTCAACATAAGCATTAATTGCTGAGATATCTAACGCCAGAGGAACACCTTGTTCATAGCGTCTAGATCGTGCAATGGTGTTATATGCAGACAGGATGGCATTAGCTACATAAGAATAGTCAGGCGCGTCCGGAAGCTTTACGCCGAGTGCTTCTCTTTGCTTTTTTTCGTGGTCCGTGAGCCCCGCGTACTTGTTGGCGTAGGTGTAGAGGGTTGTGACTTTCCCACAACATCATCTCGATATTGGTTCGCATCTGATTGAATCTTTTCTGATTCAGTTCGAATAAAGGACCAGAGAGAAACCCCTAAATCGCCCATGTTAAGCAATTTCGTAGCGTTCTCTGCATTGTATGCAGGTTCGGACTTTAACTGTTCGCCATTAGGACCTTCTTCGACAAATACAACACCCTTCCAGTCTTCAATTAAATGGCATGCAACTGCTTCCAATAGTAATTCATGAAAGAGTTTGTCATCGGGTGAGGCTTTAGCTACATCAAATCCTTTAGCTGTGATTTGGTTATTCGCACGTTCTAAAGCTACTTGATAAGGCTTATATCCAATGCCTCGGATTTTGAACTCAGCAAGTACATTACCTTCTTCATCTTTATATTCGCGCCACAAACTGACGTCTTTATTTCTTTGAATATTGACTTCAAGAGCCATGTTATTTCTCCAAAAAAGAAGGCAGCAATTAAGCTGCCAAATCAGTATTAAGGTGTAACTGGTGGTGTTACAGGCGCAATCACACGAGTAATAACCGGCGATACGCGAATATGGTTGTAGTTAATGTCGACTGTGATGGTGTCTTCTCCACCGCCATCAGGATGCGGCGCTTCAGCCACTTCTAATTGTGGGAACTGGAATGCATAACCATTACCTGCATCATCTTCAATAGAGAATTCTAGCGGCATGGTGTCACGGGTTTTAATGAAGTCGATATATGCTGCCGATTGAGCCGAGAACATGTATTGAGTGTTGACGGTGATATCAACAATCTTTTCGAGATAAGTCGTTGCAGTGAGCTTTTTAGAGCCAATACAACGGATTGCTTCCATATTGTTGTTAATGGTCAATTCAAGAGACTGCATACAAGCAGTTCCGACAACTGTTTCACCATTAACTTTAAGATCACCGACGTTAAGCGCTGAAACAAGGACTAGTTCAGGAACCGGTAAAGGCGAAGTCACAGGGTTTGTAGTTGTACGCTCAAACAGAGTGCCCATCAAACCAAATGTAGCTGTGATTTTGCCAGTAGTAGCAATAGACATCGTAGCTTCATTTATGCGTACACCACGGTAAATAAATACCTGGTTAATATCTTCAAAAACTTTGACGAAGGTAAATGTCTTTCGCACATTACCGCCAAAGTTAAGAACATCACTGGCCCAGTTATTCATTGCAACTGCTGACCAGAAGTCATCAAACAAGCCAATAGATAATTCAACTTCTAAAGAACCTGTGATTTCTGCTTCAGTTGCAAAACCACCTTGACGGAATCGCGAATCGACCACACTGTTTGATGATTCAGTGGTGACGTTTTCAGTTAAGCCATCAGTAACTCGGCGTACGGTTTTCCAAACTGGTGTAGTTGGTAATACTTCGGGGGTTTGCTCTTCAGCATAATATAATTTAATACGTGCACCAGAACTCATCTAAGTTCTCCTTAATTTTCGGGCATTAAAAAGCCCTCGAATTGAGGGCGTTGTTTTGATTAGGGGGTCACATTTCAAATGCTACCCATTGATTGAAGAAGTGATGGTTGGAGTTCCATCTCAAGTTGAGATAACTCTTTTTCTAAAACTGGCTTTTCATCACGCCAAGCTCGCATATCACGTGCTGAGCAACTAATGTGGTCTTTTTTGGATTGATATTCATGACTTACAGAGTTGTATCTAGCCCATTTAGATTGAAAGACTTGGCTAAGTTGATTAGCCATCCAGTTAAAGGCATTAATAAATTCGATTTTAGTTTTCATGGCCTTTTCGCCAGTAAAACCCATAACAAGCAACATGAACCCGTCTTTTGAAATTCTAAAGAAAGGAGTTTTGCGTTCTGTGTTTCCTATCTTCTTGTTTTCAAAGGTTAATCCAAAATTGGATTTAGCAAATTCTTCACCACATTGCTTAATGATTTTCTTAATATCTCGCATTACATGGCTGTGGCTCTTATTAAAGGCCTCTGCTACTGCATAACTTGTTGTTTTTGGCTCGCCATTATCATTGGTAACCAAAGCTCGTAAATTCAGTGTTGTCATCATGTTCATAAGATTTCCTCTTACTTACTCATGTTCAAAGAAAAGAACTGGCAGGCACACTGAACATGAAAAGCGTGCTTTTCGGGGATCAGCCTAGCCAGTGTTCGCCTGAAATTCAGGCATAAAAAAACCTGCCGCTAAGGACAGGTTCGTTTAAAAGTTAAATTCGTTAATTGACGCGATAATTTATTGAAATGTTGTACTGAATGAAGTCCCCGTTATTGCCGAGGTTTTGTACTTGACCTTGGAGTATCTCTAGTTGGCCAGTTGTGTAATATTCGAAATGAGCTAACCAAGCATCTGCAAGTTTTGTTATTGCGACTTCATGTGTGTTCAGACGGGCCATGCAGTTGATTGAGATAATCCCTGTTCTTCTTGTGCATGGGGTATCACCAATTGCAGCAATGATCGAACCACCCCATAACACATTAATGTCACACCATAGTCCATCAACCGGCACAGTAAAGTCTTTATTAGGATATTTAATCCGGCTTTGCTCAATTCCAGTAAATGCCATTGCTCTAGTGATAATGGCTTTTCTTGCTTGATCTAAAGTCATTGCCATTTTAACCACCGTATTTCTGAGCAATATAGTTGAAGGTTGTGGAATATACGCCTTGAGGCGCTTGTTGTGAAAACCCATTGATACTTTTAATAACGTATCTTTTAGCCTTTTTGTCGTAGGAGCCTTTTTTGACTGGATTTGGATATTGACCAAACTCAATAGCAGTGGCGTAAGGCGCATTCGTTTGGATGTAGACAGTTGAGTAAGGAACAAGGCGAGATAAGACGCTTGTGCCTTTGCTAATGGTTGAGCCACCGCCTTTGTCTTTCTCTGCCTCATTAAATGATTGGTCAGTCTGGTTAATACTAACTCTGTGTGATGCTCTAAAAGCACCTGTATCAACCGGGCTTTGAAGAACTACACCCTGCAAGGCATCAATGACAATATCTTTCTGTTTTTTGGTAAGGTCGGCTTCAATAGTTTTAGTGAAGGCACTCGGTTTGTTTGTCCAGCCCATGGTGTTATACCTTTCTTAACTGACAGATCCACACACTTGATGAGGGGTCCTGACCATAACTCACAACCCGATAATTCCCGCCTTCAATCACCCAAATGTCATTAACATCTGGATCAACTAAAGTTCCTGCCGCATCCTTCACTTCATTTTGCAATAACACGGCTTTAGAGTCTGTGGCGCGGTAATCTATAGGCTTCACTAAATCTTTTAAATATGAGCCAAATAGGACGCCTCTACCGCTATAGACATATTCAGTGTATTCATCCTCACCAGTAGCGGGATTGGAGCTAGTTAATATTTTGCGAGTACAGGTAAAGGAATCAACCGCGTCTGCCAGTTCATCTTCAGCATCAAAAGCAGCACCAAGTTCTTGCTGAATCTCATCACGCATTCCCATGGCCTACTCCGTAATGACATAAGTGTTGATGTGATACTTCTCACTAAAGAATGGCTCAAGCAGATCAAGGATAAATTGCATATCGCCACTTACTGACTCTTCTTTGCCTGCAACATACGTCTTGCTTACAGACGTGCCAGACTGTGCAGAGACTGTTTTGGATGCTACTACACCTTCTTTAGTTGTGTAGAGTTGCCCTGCTGCTGCCAGTTTTGCTAAGTAAGCGCCGGCCGTAAGAATCGCATCTGGCACTTCACCTTCTGGATAGTCTGGTAAATTTCTAGCATTAAGCCACGCATTAGCCTGCATTACAGCAATAACCGGATCACCATTTCCCCACCAGTTAGGCCCTAGCTTTTGAGTCACACTTTCGACTGTTACATAATTCATAGCTTAATCCTAAAAATCTAATTAAGAAGGACGGCCCGAAAGCCGCCCTGCTTTAGTTATGCACCACCATTCTCAGGTGCTTCTGGCACAGGAACCGCTACTTCAGGGTCCTTAATGCCATAGTCACCTGCTGTTTTGGCAGGGTCAAACATGGTGCCAGCTGCTAACGTGTCAGTTGCATCATCAGCATATCGGCGGTCTGTTGGGTATTGGTATTTGTAGTCTGGTTGCTTCTCAGCCATGACTGCTCTCCTTAAAGGTTAGTAATTAGGAAGCGGATTGAGGTGTCTTCTGGTTTGGTTACAAGTTCCCAGTTAGCTGCCTTCTGCAAATCAGCCCAAGATGCACTTAACGACTCACGAGCAGTACCACCAGTTAAAGTGTCCTTAGGCGCAATGAAGCTAAAACCTTGTGGATGGATCAACATGTTGCGACGCGTCCAAAGGATTTCATGACCAGCACCATTACCAGTTGATTGTGTTTCTTCAACCTTCAAATCTTTTGGACCGGGAACAGAGTCATATGCAAATGCGCGTGGACCTGCAAGAATCGTGATGAACTTAGCATTTGCGCCTGTGCCAATTTGCGTATTGGTATCTGTTTCAATGACTGCGCGCCCGTTGTAAACGGTGATTGGTGGCAAGTTATCACTTGTGGTCACTTGTTCAAGTAATTGCTGTTTACGCATCTTCGCAGCAATACGTGAATGCACAAACATCACACCACGTCCACGCAATGAAGCATTCATTGTACTTTCTGCATCAATGTAGGCATCTACTGACCAGCGTGACGCATCTGTAGCCGTCGATGCTGAGATATCAGTAGTGAATCGTTTGCCATTTGCTTGGTCATAATTACGTAGACCAATAACGGTAGCTAAAGCACGGTTTTCCGCAGCTTGTTGCCAATACTTATTCAGCATCCCACCAATAAGCTCAAGCGAGTTGACCTTAGATAAATACTGCCCAAGAACTGACTCAAGAAAGCCTTCGTTCATATATGCAACACGGCCTTGCATTTCACCAGCATCAATAAAGCGAGGCATTGCAATATCAGTCAAGATAGTGTTGCCATAGTTCTGTTCAACATTACCATCCACACCGTTAATGTATGGAACGACGAATGTTGATGAACCACTTGTAAGCAAAGGACGTAAAGATTCATCAGATACAAATGCACCTGATTGCACAAGTGGCGAAACTGCCACAGGATTTGGACGCAGGTAAGATAAAACTACGTCACGGTTAAATACTTCTACTAAAGAAGGCATGGAGTTACTCCCAATAATTAATTATTAAAGTCACCATTCGCTACTGCTGCTTGGAACCCTTGAGGGTCATTCTTTTGGAATTCCAAGCGCTCTTGCGTGGTCATTTCACTTGGTTTCTTGGCAGCTCCACCACCCGAACCACCGCCAGAAGCCCCACTTCCTGACGCATTTGAAGCAACAATTAATGGCTTAAACGCCACATTGCTACGAAACTCTTTTTTGAGGTCATCAATACTTAAAGCACTAGGTTTGCCCTGCGAATCTAGTACACGTACTTTGACCTCACCGTTTTCATCAGTTTCAACCTGAAGACGATTTGTAATATGTGGAAGCAAAACTGCCTCCGAGCCTTTGATTGAAAGCTCACTTGCTAATGCTTGTGCTGTTTGCCCGACAGTTAATTTGTAGACTTGGTCTTGCAATGCTTTGGTAGCTTCTGCATGTTTTGCTTCTGCTTGCTCAAGCTTGGCTTTCCAAGATGCTTCAATTGCAGCAACGTCACCTTTTTTACGGGCTGCTTCTTCAGCTTCGCGTTGAGCTTTCTCTTCGGCTTCGCGTTGTTTTTGCTGGGCAGTTTTCTTTTCACCAAGAAGTTCTTCAACTTTCCGTTTCAGCCCATCCAGTTCTGAATTATCTTGCTGCGGCAGACCTTCAACTTTTAAATAAAATGCGCCATCTTTTTCTTCATAAAGTGCTTTCATTTCATCAGATAAGCCCTCTAGGCTATCGAGTTTGTATTTCATGTTTTGCTCCCTGAGCGGTTTTGCAGTCACAAACTGCGGGCAATAAAAAAGCACCCGAAGGTGCTAAGGTTTGAATTAGGTTTAATACTGGGTACATGCTTTAGGCTGTTTAAAGCTATAGCCAGAAATCGCCATATATCTTGGAACTATCTTCCGAACAAAAGGCAATAAAATAAGGTTTGTACTAAGTATGTACTGTGCCTCAGTCATAGTTATCTGTTTCATAACCCCAACCTCTTAAACATTTCTTCATCTAGCTTTTTTAGTTCAGCAAGTGTGAATGGCTGACCTGTAAGCGGATCAATAAACTTATCCAGAGAATATTTGCCCTCTTTGAATAGCTTGTATCTTGTCGGCCCAAGCCAGGACTTTTGAAAAGCTGCATCTTGTTTATCAAACCAACCTTTGAAAGTTGTATTTGAATCAACCACGCCTATCTCACCTTCACCATTCACTTTATTGTTAAATGGACGCATCCCAATTGTTTTTCCTGAATCATCCGAAACCGGAATTAGGATCGATCTACAGTTGGGGTGAAGTGGTGGCACAGGATGAGGTTCATCTTTCTTATAAACCTTGTCTGAATAACCCATGCAGATTTTAGAAGTGCGGCTATCTAGTGTTGCGATGAACTTTACATACTCAACACCAATGGTCTGATACGTTTCATTCAAGGCCACATTTGACACATGACTTCTAGCAGTACGGACCATTGTAGAAATCTGGTTTCTACTCTGATCAAGCAAGCCATCTTGGTAATTAAGTGCTTTCTTGCCCTTAATCCGCTGAACAATTTGCTGGTTTGTCTGACCTTTAGATAAGCCGTCTCGAATTGTTTGCTCTACCCGAACTTTTGCATCGTCTGCGATCTTCTCGAATAGGTAATCAAGCAGCACACCACCGCTTAAAGGCGTTTTCTTTGCCTTGTTGAATAGCGTCTTTCCATTTGGTTCTATTTTGCGATTAGCGAGGGTTTTAGCCTGATATGTAGCTTCATACACCGCTAATGCAGTAGCGCTTACAGTGAAGCTCTCAAGCAATCCTGACGCTACACTTGCCTGCCAAGTCTGAACCAGTGCTCTAACTTCTTTCAAAGCAGGTGTTGTGTATTGCGCTGCCATCAATGCAGTCTTTTCAGCGTCACTCAAGTCATCTAACAAATCTCTTAACTTTGAAAGCATCTCACTAGAGAGCGAATCAAATTGTGTTAGGAGATTATTGATTTCAGTTGAAGAGAGCCGATACAGATAGGCCTGATGTGAAACCAGTGCATCAAGTAATGCCTGTTGTGACAACTGGACGTTCATTTGTCACTCCTGCGATTTAAACCACCATAGGTCTATTGACTGACTCGCTTTCGATGCGTGTTTGCTCATCTTCAAAGCTAATTTCTGGCACTTTCCCAGTTGTAAGCAACTCATGGAATGTTTCCATACTCATTCGATTAGCAAGTACCATTTCCCAATAGAATTTAAGCGTATCAAGGTCAATCTTGCCTTTGGCGAAGTCTTGCTTAATGGTGAGTTTCGCCTTAGATCCACTTCCGTAGTATGCCGCACACCATTTAAGCGCATATTCCATCGCCTCATTGGTATTTGCTACACACAAAGAAAGGACACTGTACTGGGCAAGCTTTTCATTATTTGATTGGGTAGCAGTCTTATTGACTTGTTCAGTCTCAAGGATCTTCGCCCCCATCGCCTGCATGTACTTTTCTTTAGCATCCATAGCCTGTTTCGCTAAGGTGCTTTCAGTCACCTGCTTGTAGTCAAATGATGAACCTTTCGGAAGCATTAGAGGATTCTTAGAACCTAGGCGGACACCATTTTTCTGCAACCAATCACGCCAACCTTCATCAAGTTCATTGATAACCGGTTGGGCTTGTCCACAAATGAAAACCATCTCTTCATAGCTTGCGCTGTTCTGATAATGGGCTAAGTTCATTGTTACAATTGGCTCTAATGGGATTGGATCAATATTCCAATCATTAGCCAAAGACCCCAAAGGAATAAACGGAATTTCATTCCATCTTTGGCCTAATGAATTCGTTGGGTAGAAGGCATCCCCACCCTTTAACTCACCTGATTGATCAGTATAAATCTGTACGTAGTATTCATTCTTTTCATCAAGGCGAAGTACACGATAAATATTGACTTCTTTCTTAGAGAACTCGTCCTCTGGATCCTTTTCCGTAGTCTTCTCATGCAAGACAATAAGTTCAGGCTTATAGACCGAACCAACTCGCTTTAGACTCCAATTGATAATACTCAACGACTCATAAAAAACGATTGTTGGTCGAATGCCTAAGCTCTCTGCCTGCTGCACAGACACATTGCCGTCAGTAGTTGGATAATCAACAAATAAACCACCACGTGCATGTTTAAGCTGACCTTGCAAGGCAGATTGTGCAACTTGGTAAATTGACTTACCTGTACCATCTGCATCGTATTTAAGAAAAACCATTCCATCCGGTTCGAACGTTGGGTCCTCAGCAAATACCACGCCCACCATCTTGTTTAATGTGTCTTTAGAAATCTCATAAAACACAGCACGGGTTAAGTAAGCCAAATAATATTGATCATTCTGCGTTAAATCAGACGATACATTGGGTTTTGGTAAATAAAGTTCGCCACGTTTTTTCACTTTGGCAGAACCATCACAGACATCGTCGATAGTTTCCCAACGCTTTTTCATGTCTGCATAAGCTTGATGTTCAGTATTAACTGGCATTAGTAAACCATTCCTATATCTAGTGTTTTTGCAACAACCTTTTTACCCATAGCCACAGCAAACATACGGAAGCCATCAGCACCGTGTGAGTGAATGTCATGAAGTGGGTTGTCTTTCCAACATCCAAGCTTGTCATTCCACTCTTTTCGGTAGTTCTCAAGATGAGTGATGCCTTCTGCACATTTGTACTCATCAAATTCACATAGAGGCAAAATCTCACGAACCTGCTCAATACCATCCATCACCGTTATATTTGGCACCACTTCGAAGTTGACTGAGTATTTCTCCCCGTCATCAAGCACATAACCCTCTTTGGCAATGTCTAGGCGAGACTTACCATCATTCATAAGAGAGCGGTTTTTAATGTCGTGCGGAGCATAATGCTTGCTGTACTTGTAGCCTTTTTCTTTAAGCACTTTGAAATAGTGCCGCATACCTTCGCCTGAGTTTTCGTAGTAATCGATAACTTGGTAGCAAGTATCTGATAACTTCCGGATAAACCAGATCACCATTGAGTCTGAGACACCTAAGTCCCAGAAGGTCATAACAGGTAAATGATCATTAGAAGGCAATACACCAATGCGTTTATTGGCATACAAGAATTTAAATTGGTTCTTGTAGTAAGCACCTTCAACAGACTGAGCAAAAGCTTCACTAGGAATACTTGGATATTCCCGCTTCATATCCTCGCCAAGCGTTTTCTCTTTTGAGTGATACCAAGCCCTTTGCTTTGGCGTTGTTTTAATCTTGTGCTTAACTTCCAGTTCTTCAAAGTATTGAACTAGGCGCTGTGGGAGTTCTTCAGTTGGTTCAATTTCATAATCAGCATTCTTCCACCAGGAGAAGAAAAAGAATTTCCAATCAAGTGGACTTAGTTTTTTGCTGAGTAGTAATAACTTTTCTGCCAATTGGCAGAATTCGTAGAAGTAACCGCTTTTACCCTCTGCTGTACTTTCGAGTGTGATACGACCTTTAAGGCTTACTGCTTCAAATGCACCAGTAACAATCTCACGTGCTTTATCTGGGAACTTCGCACAAATCTTACCGAACTCAGACACATGTAATCGGTCTAATGTTCCACCACGAAATGAAGTTGAAACGGTAATTGAGCCACCTTTGCTAAAAACAAGCTCATCTTTAGTTTGAATCTCTAAAGGATTGGCTGCTTTGATAAGGTGTGGCAAGCGATCGTAAGCGTACTTAACCTTTTCACGGAATAGACGCTTAGCATCATGTAATGTATGGGCAATCAAAGCACACTTATCAGACATGAACAATGCAGCATCTAACTGAATCATGCACATCTCAGTGGTAAAACCTAACTGACGTGCCTTTAAGATGATGTTACGTGTCCATTCGTTTTCGAAGTATTCAAGCTGTTCAAGTGTCATCTTGAACTTAACTTGCTTACCCTCTTTATTCGTAATGTAGTAAAGATTATTTAAGCGCCATAACTGGTCTTTAAGTTTCGCTTTATGCTCAGGTTTCAGCATGGCTACTCCTTATAATTAATCATCCTTCCCTATTTCATCCATCAACTCGGATAATGACTGAACTTCAAGTGTCAGCTTATTCTCTTGTTTGTCAGCTAAGCCAAGCTCACGGGCAACAATAGAAGCATTAAGCAATCCAGCACTTGCACCTTCAAACTTTTGAGTGAAGATAACCCTTTTGATATCGCTACAGATTCCAATAAAACCTTCTTTAGAGCAGTAAGTTGCCCAAGTCTCATCAGAGATATCAAGAAAGAAACACAAACCTTGAATGGTCATTGCGCGCATCTTGGGCAACTCTTCAACTGTTACAACGCCCTCATATGCAAATGCCTTAGCTTCCTCTAGTGGGTTATCTGTCACCCATTCAAAATACTCACAGGCAGCTTCCCATAGTTGTTCTGGATCTTCGAAGATCGGTTTCCGACCATGAGAGCTGCGCTGCTCCCAGAATCTATTGCCGATTGGAGCTGCCATATTTAATTCCTATTGTTCTAATGCGAATTTAAGATCATCAGGTGTTTCCAAATAACATCCGTTTTTATTGCAGAAGGCGTGAATGTCGTTAAGGTATTCAGTGAATTGAGCTGTACTTGCATCTGTAGTGCTCATTAGCTCGCATAGTCCATTTGCAACATCTTGATAAAGAGGATGCTTAGAATCCTTTAATTCTTTAACAGCCTTGAATGTTTTCTTGTATTGGCCAACGTCATCACGATCATAGATTTTTGCTAAAAAGTTCTTCTTGAAGAATAGATGCTCGTAATCTTTATCCGTTCCCTGCTTCTTGGCCCATTGGTTAAGCCACATCCAGTACAAACGGTTTTGAGCTTTTGAACGATCTTTCTCTTGTGGTGCTATTAATACAACTAAAGGCTTCCCTTCGTTCGCAGCTTTAGCATGATTAGTATTGAGATAGCCAATTACATAGTTGATGTCAGAATGGTTTTTGATGACGAATGTTTGCATAAGTCACCTTTAAAAATTGATGTTTTATCGACATGAATCAAGTTTCATGTTTATCTTATCGACATAAAAATGGCAGATTTGCCATAATTAAAAAGCAACCAAAGGTGACTAAGCTTCTTTATTCACTAATAACAAAAATTCTTCTAATGAGTATTCAGTAAGACGATACCACTCATTATCAACTGTCATGACAAACCATGCTTCAGGATTACATGGTCCTTCCACAATTTCTTTCTTTAATAATTTTACTTCTTCAGTCTTAATTACCATCTTGCTATTAATTTGTATAAGCATCAAAACACCTCATCATCTTTAAGATTAAGCATGCGCTCTGTTTTTTCTAACATCTTGTCGAACCATTCTTTAGATTCTACAAGTCCCATCCCTCGATATTGGTCAAACCATTGATGGCAGGAATGGCACAACGGAATAGTGTATTTATCATCTGCTTTAATGCCCTTGCCTTTACCATGTTCACTGAAATTAGAATGAGCCGCTTGTGAGTGAGGATAACCACATCTAACGCATGGTAACGCTCTTATTTCGTTTAGCCTCTTTGTCGAACGCATTTTCTAGATTCTCTATTCTGGTTCTGAGAGTATTTACTTCACGCTGGCATTCAGTCTTAAACGTATGGCTGCTGAATAAATGGTTATAGTTTTCTAATCGGCTAAGATTACGCTTATAGATTTCTAAATTCTTCTTCGCTTCGATTGTGTCCATGTTCACCCCAAGAAATGCCAGAATATCCAAATTATTGCAGCACAGAATGCAAGCCAGATGCCGACCTTAAAACCCTTAATGAACTGAGGCTCTTCAAAACCTTCCATGAATTCTTCATGCAGTTCATTGTGAGCAGTGTTCCACTCATAGATGTCTTGTTTTTCTTTAGGTGTCATGTATACCTGTGCTTGTTGCTGTGTATGAGCTTTAGCCTTCAATCGCTTTGCTTTCTTTTGTTTTCGATTCAAGTGACACCTCATTTAGCTACATTTACTTTGTTCTTATTAGATGAATTGGCACGCCATGCAGGACTCGAACCCGCATCAATCACACTAGAATTATGATGTCTTATCCAATTAGACGAATGGCGTAAAAAAGAAAACCCCGTCAAACGACAGGGCTATAAACACTTAATCTTCCCACACTTTCTGCATTCTTTCTGATTGAACATGTCGGATTCATATTCCCAAACATGTATGCAAAAGACCTGCTTAATTCTTCGGAGCATGTGAACCTCCAAAAAAATAGCCCTACGTTTAAGCATCGACTAGAAATCCAGTCCAGCACATCGGAATCCAATGTTCTAAGCTCGTAGGGCATAAAAGCAAAAAGCCCATCAACTTAATGACAGGCTTTGATCTAGTTTCGCCTTCTTGCCTATGTTGCAAGGGCTACCAACTAATCTAGTGATACCTTACTTACACTTCGCACCACTCTAACATAAATATGCCACATGCCTTGTACAAGGTCAAGTTCTATACCTATTTGTATTTAATAAAACTATAACGGCAGTGAATTGCAGCTAAACCACATTTAACATCTGCTCTAGCATCATTTTGAGAATAGACAACAACCATATCTCCAACTGGATTCATTTGAGTTACAACCATTTCTGACCAAGAGTTGTTATAGAAGTATCTTTTGATTACAGCATCAAGCCACTCATCAAGGATTTCAGACTGCCCTTGCATGTCCAAGATAAGGCGTTGAACTGCACGCGCTTCATTGTCTGTGATTTCACATGTTATACGCCCACGACCTTTAGGGATAACTGGATCATCAGAACAAAGCCAATCTGCCATGATCTGCTCTTTGCCTTTCACTTCTTGCTTACGCTTCTTAGCAGCCTGATCCATAGCGACAGCAATCGGGTTTATGCTCTTCCCACAAGTTCCAGAATTTGAGTACATCCAAGCCCCAAATTGATAAAGCCATTCTTCTAGACTGTATTTAGTCCAGTCCGTTGTTTGCATAATGTGATTTACTGCCGCATTCATACCGTCACCCTAATCGTCTAATTCTGCTTTGTTTATAAGTATTGAGTACAAGTCTTTTGAATAGTTTGATATTGGGAACTTCTTGCCGATCAATTCCGCAAATTCATCATCAAGCTTGCGTACCAGATCCATATATTGAATCTGCTTTTCATCAGTCTCACCTGTAGGCCATTCAGGTGTCTTAGCTTGGTACTCCTCTGCCCATGCTTTGACTTGTTCAGCTTTATCTTCATATCGAGTGCGAAAGAAAGCATGAAAACCTTCTTCGTGTTGTTCGTATGTCCCAACTTCGTAAAAGACCATCACGCCACCTTCTTCCCGTTCATTCCCCAGATCAACATGCCTGCGTCACGCTGCTCTTGATTTGTTCGCCCTTGCCACCCAGTTATCTTGTTAAACTGCTCTGCATTGAGCTTTGATTTAGTGGGCTTCACGAGTAAAACTGCTAAGCCTAAAGCCTGTGCTATTTCAGCTAATAAGATGCCAGTCGCATGATTCATTCCAACACGTCTTGCAATCTGCTCGTTCACTTGTCTTGAGTGATTGCCACCTACTCGGAAGTTTGCTTTCTTATTCTCCCATCCCGCTTCAATCACGACCTTCTTGATGCTGTCCTGTTCATTTCTGAATAGCTCAACAGTTTCAGGAAACGTCATATTTTTTAGTTGAAGATCACTGCCAAGAATGGCGACTCCTGACTTTTCCAAGTCAGGATCGATGCCAATGATGATTTGAGCCTCTTTGAATGTGGTCATTGGCAAGCTCCCTAGTCGTAGTAATAATCGTCAAGGTTTTCTTCGTTCCAACGCTTCCAAAACTTAGATACACAATCAGAACATCTGCTATAAACTGGCCCATGACTACCTTCATCAGGATCTCGATAAGAAGAGAGTTCAGGCACTAACGTTTTGCATCTTGGGCATTGCTCCCATTGAGATTCATCATTTCGTTTTTGTTCTTTATAAGCTGTATATTGATCTGAGCATTCCTGGCACATATTTGAATATTCAGCCCCAAAGCTATCTGCTTCTACACAAACTCTTCTTACCGCAGAACGCTCTGGGTGGTTATGGCAATTAGTACCCCATTCATCATCTTCAACAGATACTGATTGATTTGGTAAATGTGCTGTCATAGTCCTTCCCCCTTGAGCGCTTGCTCTAACTTCTTGCCAATCTCAAACATTGACCAGCTCTTTTGAAGGTCTGATGCAATAGACATAACATTTGCAATGATTAGACCTTGTTGATCCACCCGCTTTTGCAGCTCGTCACGCTCTTGCTTGATATTCTTTAAGTGAACCTCATGACCAATCACTTCACCGTGATGAGATGCTTTAAGCTCTTTAATTTCTTGATGTAAATCGAGAATAGCCTGAGCCTTTACACGGTTTAAGCGTTCAAGTTCTGCTATGCGTCCATGATTGCCTTTTATCGTGGCTTTAAGCCCCTCCACTTTCGCTTGCTGGTGCTGATACATCTGCCAAGCTTGTTCGGTAAGGTTGTTGACGTAATCAATTCTTTCTGTAATTTCTGGATACGTGGTTAAGTTCCATCCATTACTTCTGGCGATCACTTCAAACTCTTCTCTACACTTATCCATCTCAAACATCCTTTGATTTACACAGCGGGCTGATGTGGCTTTCTATGGGGAAGTCGTCGCCTAACTCTTCACATGGGAATGGATTGATCACATGTGTAATAGATGCATGCTCAACACCTTCAATCGACACCATTGCAAAGCCGTGACCATGTTCGAATGCATCTTTAAACACTTGGTCTACTGACCCATCAATGCGGTGTCCTGCCTTAATCTCTGCTTCTGATGCATGCTCAATCTCAGACAGCTTGTATCCAGACAAACCAATCGACTTACCTGTTCTACTATCACATCCACAATGGCCTTTTCACCAGTCACCTTGTAAATCACCATTAGTCCTATATGTCCTTGGGTTTTAACCCAGTCACCCGCTTTAAACTCACTCATGGCTGGCTCCTTTTAAATCAGGCAGCATTTCTAGACACTCTTCGATGTAATCAGAATTGCCACCCAAGTAACCGTCTGAAAAATCTTGATGGCAGAAGAAGTCAGAACCTAATTCAATAATCTTTTGACGTTGCTCAGCAGGAACTAAGAACAGCCATTCCGTTTCACAAAAAGCATTCCCACGCAATAATTTAAGGTCTAGAAGTTCATAACCCTTTTTGCTTAATACTTTTTCAATTAGCTTAGTACCCATTATTCTTCTCCGTATATTGATTCGTGGTCTTTGATACATTCCTTTAAGTAACCCATGCCATCTTTTGTTTTTGTAATTAGCTTTGCTTTTTCTATCCCGCCAAACTGCTCAACAATGCGAAGGCTTTCCATAATCATTTTCAAATCATTAATTTTTACTGGATCAAAACCGTCTTTCTTAAACCATTCACCATCGTTGTCGGTTAAGTTCCAAACTGGATGAAAGCCGTTGTGAAACTGGAACTCTGGTTTGGTTCTGAAGTAGTAACCATCCTGAAAGCTCTCAGCATTGCTAGGCGCACTCCAAACAACCTCTCTCGCCTTCTTTTCGCCAAACTCACGAATAAACTGTTCTGGTTTCATACCGCCTCCTTGTAACGTCTAGTCATGGCTTCCTGCTTAAGCTTGTCTAGCATTTTCAGCTTTCTTAATTTCTCATAGAGGTTCGCTGCTGCTCTTGTTTCTTTATTGCGAGTACCGAGGTTGTACGCTCTACGCAGCTTCATCATTGAGTTGTAATCTGCAAATTCGATCATGCTTTCAGCTCCCCTTTAACATTCAGGATGTCTTTTGCAAACTGAGTTGCTTTGTAAGTTGCGTATGAGTCCTTTTCCAAGTAGCCGCTTTTAATTAATTCCTGCACATAACACTGAATCGTATTGTTGGGTGCATCTAGCACATAGTCATGCAAATCCTTCATAGTGAAAGGTTGTGTTGCATGTGTAGCGAATAACAAAATGTCAAAAATGTTTTGGAATGCTTTAACTCGTTTTATTGCTTTCATGCCGCCACTCCTTCTTCTCGAATAGTCACAAAACGGCAGATATCTAAGCGGTCCATAACGCGAACTACGCCTTTCTTGCCATGACGATTTTTAGCAACGATTAATTCAGTGACACCTGATGGCAGGTCGTCTTCACCCATAACTGGATTTGCCAAGATGATTTGATCTGCGTCTTGCTCGATCTGGCCTGATTCTCGTAGATCAGATGCTTTTGGACGCTTGCCCTTCTCAGACTCACGATTAAGCTGCGCTAATGCAACAACAGGACAATTAAATTCCTTAGCCAATGCTTTCAAATCACGGCTTATTGAGCTCACCTCATTGAACCGCTCTTTCTTACTTGGGTCACGAACCAATTGAAGGTAATCAATAACGATGCATCCTAGTCTTTTGTATTTGCGCTTAGCTTTACGTGCCCATGAATGTATTTCTGCAATTGTCGGCTTTTGCTTGTCTTCGATATGGATTGGCAAAGAACTGAATCGTCTTTGAGCATCTGCAAATTGAGCCAACATCCCATCAAATAATTCAGCGTTATGAATGTTGTCATAAGGGATTTGAGTTAAAGCTGAGATACAGCGGTTTGTGAATGTCTCTACATCCATTTCCGCAGATACAACCAATACAGGCTCGTTGTATCGCACTGCTGTCTGAATAACTAACATTTGAGCTAGAGTTGATTTACCTGAACCAGGACGACCACCCACGATGCAGAAGTGTCCTTTTTGAATTAATCCAACCAGGTTATCGAGGTGAGTTAAGTTAAACTTTACGCCTGTGTACTGCTTGTTAGCTTTAGCCTCAGCCTTTTGGATTAAACGATCTGTAGCACGATTCAAAGCCTCTTCAAATGTGAAGCTAGTCTTTTCAACATCGTTTGAAGTTTTCTTTCCATCTAGGATGCTTTCTGCTGCAATGTGAACGTCAGGGATTGTTAAGTCTTTAGCAATCTCTGCAATGCTTTGCCCGATATGCTCAACTTCACGGTGTGCCTTGAACTTGTTTAGTTCTGCAACATAAGACTCCAAGTTGTAAAAGCTTGAAGGCGCTTCGCTGCTCATTTGAAGTAAGTATTCAGAACCACCCATCAAATGAATTACGTTTTTTTGTTTAAGCTGCTGCTCAACCATAACGAAGTCATACGGCTTGTTTTCATTGGCAAGGTCAGCAATTGCCTGGAAGATTTGCTTATGGCGCTCTGGAAAGAAACACTCAACATCAAGATCGTTACTTACAACATCAAATGATTTGTCTACAGTCATCAAAGCTGTAAGAACTGCTTGTTCCATAGGGATGTTATGAATATTCGACATTACCAATCCCCCATGTCTTCTTCATAGCTACCAGGTACTGGCACCATGTTTTGTTCAGCTTTAGGGAACATGTTGATAAAGCGATCTAGCTTTTCCGGTTCACGGCAAATCAACTCGATATCTGTGTAACCGTTTTGAAGGTTGTAATCAGACTTAGAGCAATTTGTGATTGCTAACTTGATGTCTTCAACAAGGTAGCCTTCAACAAGACGAGCTTGGATTTTTCTAGCACGTTTATCAGAAAGTAATGTTTTCTCGTTCTTGCTAAAAGTAACTTTCCAGAACTCGAAAATTTCACATATATCTTTCTTAATATTTTCTTTCTTATTTGTTTCTTTCTTAGTAGTACCATTTTCGGGGGTAGTCTCCCCTCCATTTTGGTGGGTACTCCCCATACCATTTTCGTGGGTAGTGTCCATACCATTATCGGTACTACCATCCATTTTGGCAGGTGGTTCAAACTCAGGATGAATGATTGAAAATTTGTTAGTTTCACCAGTTGATCTAACCACTAAAACCAAACCCAATTGTTCAAGCTGGCGAACTGAGTCAGTAAGTGTTTTTAATTTCTTGATTCCAGTCTTTTCTTGAAGGAAGCTAGAAGTAATCGACCAGTTACTACGGCAAAAACCATCAGTAAAGCGGTTAATCACTACGTAGCATTTCAAAGCGCTACCCGTCATTTCAGACACATAGCCCTTATCCACCAGGTAATTTGGTGTTCTAGTGTATTTATCTTCCACTGGGGTGGCCTGCTTGAGAAATTGTTCCAGGTTAAAAGCCGTATTCATCAAACACCTCTCAATACAAATGCAGCTAAATCAGCTTTTGCTTTAGCCAATGCCATAGAGTTTTCGAGAGTTCGATTAAGCACATAAGCCTCAACCGCTTTTTGAAACAAACTAATCTTCCGATTTAGTTCAATGTCTGCTAATATTGAATGGTTCATTTGGTCCTTCTCCGATTGAACATTGAGCCTGATCTCATTCATCAGGCTTTTTCTTTATATCCAAGCTCAAAACACATGCCGAAATCTTCAATGTCATCTTGAAAAAGATCGTCAATGGTTTGCTTGCTTTCCATCCACGCTTTTGACATCACAAAAAGCGCATTTAGTTTTTCCTCGCTAATCATTCGATATTTCTTGAGTACAGTTTTAAATCCAAGAATGTCCAATAGCACCAAACAGCTCTCAAGCTCAGTCAAGCCATTGGATTTTCTATCATTTTTCATTCGTGATAATGTGCTTGGATCAATCCCCAACTGTTCGGCAACCTGACTTTGATTGCTTGATGCAAGGGCTTGCAAAACTCTAGAAACTTCATTTCTAGCCCTTGCACTCAATTCGGTTGATACTTTGCTCATGGTTTAGTTCCTAAGCGGTTAATGCTTGGCTGCGGACATAATCGAAATCGACATCAGGACAAAGTTCATCACAAGGAACTTTTCCTTCACTTTCTTTATCAATTCGAATAGCTAATGCAGCACCACATTTTTTGTTGACATAAATAATTTGTTGAAGATTCCCTAAAGTCGTTAGGCATGCTTTTGCAAAGGCTTTTCGTTCTTCAACAGTCATCTTCGATAAGTAAGCTTTAAGCTGTTCTGTGTTTGAAGAAGACATAGTTATCTCCTTTAGTGATTTATTTAGTAAATACTAATTTTAATCACTAAACAAGTCAACAGATATTTAGCGAATACGAATTTACTTTTTACTAAAAACTATATGAAATAGAGCTTATGGATACTGTTGCAAGAAGACGCAGAAATCTGCGAAAAGCTATTGATGCTTTAATCGAATCTGGGAAATTTAAGAGTGATGCAGTTTTTTGCAAACATTACGACTTAAGTGGGAGCCATATTTCACAAATGATTAATGGTCACGGTAGTTTTGGCGAGAGAGCTGCTAGGAACTTAGAGAAAAAAGTAGGCTGGCCTAATGGTTATTTAGATCTTGAAAACCAAGAAGATCAAAGCCCTATTGTGTCTGAAAGTAATGTTGGACCAACCAAGAATAACCTTCGAACAATTCCCCTATTAGATTATGTCCAAGCAGGTCTATTCCATGATGTTGGCTATGATGGAATAAACCCTATTGGAGAAAGCTACACAACATATCAAGGATATAAGCCAGAGTGCGTTTTCTCTCTTAAAGTTGAAGGAAATAGCATGTCACCAGAATTTAAGGCTGGCGATGAAATTGTTGTTGATGCATCTCTTGAACCTAAACCTGGATCGCTTGTAATTGCTCAAGAAGTCCAACATGGAATAGCAAGAACAACTTTCAAAAAGTACAGAGTGATTGGTATTAATGAATTTGGAGTTGATGTTGTTGAACTAGTACCACTAAACCCTGATTACCCAACCTATAACTCAACACAAATTGAAATATCAATTATTGGGGTTGTGGTGAGACACAATAGGGAAATAACTCATTAAAGGATTCGGGACACCTAATCCCGAATTGCAGCCTAGGAAGCTGCTAAAGGTGATCTAAAGATACGTTGCTCAGGGAGCAGGACAAGGTCCAGTGTCAATAGTGAGCTGACGCCCCTACGGTGTGCGCACACTTTCAGGGCAAGCGCTAGGCATAGCGCTATATAAGTTACCAATTATATTGGTAGGTGCCTACCAGCAATTACAAGGTTTATGCCATGTTTTTACTGGAACTGCGAACTAAGAATGGATTTAGATTAAAGATAAAAATCGACTTTTTATCGATATTCAAATTCTTCACTTGGTAAGCACCGAGGGGGAGGTTCGAACTCCCCCTCACCCTTATTTTTAAAAATACATAAACTGATAATTAATAGCAAATACCATGAGCAAAAAATACAAGCCACCGGAACTACACGAATATAGAGGCTTAACAAGCTCTGAGCAGACGGCAATACACCAAATGCTCATCTCCTATGTTCGTGAGGAAAATTGTCGCTTTAACATAATCATGTCTGGCAAAGCAGAACCCTATAATCTGGTAAAACTAACTAGTATTAATTTTGAGAATGAAGCATCAGCAATTTGGGTTAATTTTGAAACCATCACAGGAGAGCAAATAGCTTTACCCATTGGCTTTCTTTCAAGAATTGAGTTTTCAGGGCAGCAAGAAATTTAAACTGTGAACCCGACACAGTCTTTTAAATGTGGGGTATATCACTTATTAGATAGTAATATTTATTGATGTTTTAGTGTGTAATGTGTAGATTGCCAATAGTTTTTATAGTAGATATTGGGATTATGCAATATGTCTAATATTGAGCAAGATACACGTTTTATTGTTAACAATAATTTGATTAACAAGGGCTGGATCTTGGACATTCAAGATCCAAACAAAAATGTCTTTTTTGAATCAGATATCTTAAGAATTGTTAATAATGAGTTTCTCAAGAAAAGTAAAAAAAGACCCGATTATGTTCTTTTCGATTCACAAAATAAGCGGCCAATCGGTGTAATTGAAACGAAATCAGGTGGAAAAAGCTTAACAAAAGCACTGGATCAGGCAACCGAATATGCTGAAATGCTTGCTGCACCTTTGATATTTGCAATGAATAATGGTTTCTGCGAAACACGGCATTTGTATACCCAAAAACCATTATTTATTGATGAAAATGAGGTTAATGAATTAATAAGAGTAAATGAAGCTAAAGAGTTCATATTGCAGGAAACAAATGGTATTTATATTACACCTAAAGAAATTTTAGTCTCTCGCAAAGAGTTAATTAATGTTTTCAAGAAGTTAAATAACTCACTAAGAGGTGAAGGTTTAAGAGCTGGTATAGAAAGGCTTTCAGAATTTGCAAACATTCTTTTTTTAAAATTGTATACAGAGAATGCTAATACAGGTATTTGGAATTCTCTCAAAAGTCTCGATAATGATTTGCTAATTAATACAACTAATAACATACTACAAGATATTGATAGACAATATGGTGCTTCTGTTTTTACAAATTTACAGCTAACCAACCCTGTTGCTGTTAAAGAGATGATCAAAGAGTTGGATAAGTTAAAACTCTCATCAATAGATACCGATATTAAAGGAGATGCTTTTGAGTATTTCTTACAGCAAGCTACAGCAACTAATAATGACTTAGGAGAATATTTTACTCCACGTCACATAACTAAAACCATTGTTAACTTAGTCAACCCTAAATATGGTGAAAAGATCTATGACCCTTTTTGTGGGACAGGTGGTTTTTTAACAGAGGCATTTGATCATATAAAAGATAACACTTTAATTGCAAACAATAGTAGTGAAGAAATCAAGCTTAAACATAATACTATTTTTGGAAGAGAAATTACCTCAAATGCAAAACTCGCAAAAATGAATATGATTCTGCATGGGGATGGGCATAGTGGAATTTGCCAGATAGACACACTTCAAAACCCTATTGAATCTGAATATGATGTGGTTATAACCAACATGCCATTTTCTCAAAAAACTTCTTATTCTCACTTATATGAGAATAAGTTAGCTAAAAACGATGGTGATGGAGTATGTGTTCTACATTGCTTTAAAGCAACAAAAAAAGGAGGGCGAATGGCATTAGTAGTACCTGAAGGCTTTCTTTTTAAAGCCGCTTTAGCTCCAGTAAGGAAGTATTTATTTGAAAACGCCCAACTAAAAGCAGTAGTTTCACTTCCAAAAGAAGTTTTTCTGCCATATGCAAAAGTTAAAACCAATATACTCTACTTTACCAACTGTCATAATGGTAGAACAAATTCTGACGTTTTTTACTACAATGTGACAAATGATGGCCTAAGTTTAGATTCTTTCCGTAGAAAAATTGACGAAAATGATTTAAAAAATTTAGATTTTGCTGATTTAAATAAGAGCGACTTTGATAAATATTATAATGAATTAGGTTTCTTAAAAGTTAATCCAGAATTAATCAGAAGCAATGATTATATTTATAATTATGCTCACTATAGTAATTCACATATAAAATCAAAATTCCCAACTATAAAACTAAAAGAACTCCTATCCTTGTCTGGCAAAGTCAAAGTGGGAGAGGATACAAATATACCTATTATGAGTATCACTATGGAACATGGCTTAATTGATCAGCATGAGAAATTTAAAAAACGAGTCGCAAGTTCTGATATTTCTGGGTATAAAAAGGTTTTTAAAAATGAACTTGTAATGGGGTTCCCTATAGATGAAGGTGTTCTAGGATTTCAAAAATATTACGATGCTGCTGCCGTAAGCCCAGCATACAAAATCTTTAGATTAAAACGAGAAGTTAATGTAGAATATTTGGATTTGATTTTGAGATCTAATTCTCTAAGAAAAATATACAAAAGTAAAATGCAAGGCAGTGTAGAGAGACGACGCAGTATTCCTGATGAAATGTTTTTGAATATTGAGATCCCGAATCCTCCTGAAGAGGTTAAAGATCAAATAGTAAAACAACATAAACTAATAAAGGAAATTGAGAATAGTCTCAAGGAAAATCAAAAAAAATTGCGTCTAAAGACAGAAGCATTATGGGAACTTCCTCAAAATTACAACTAATCCCCCCTTCGAACCCACCACGGTGGGTTTTCTTATTTTTAGTGTATACGAAATTTTTCACCAAATAAATTCACTAAAGTTCTTGACTAAATATTTAGTAAATACTAAATTATATCTCACCAACCAACAAAAAAGCCCCTAGCTTTCGACGGACAGGGACTTTTACTCAATGAGTGAGATAAGTATGAATATAAAAGCCAACATAGTCAAATCCATGGGATTCGTAGGAGTAGTTAGTGCTCTAACTGCTGCTTATGCATTTACCCCAGCTAACAAAGAACCTGTAACGGTTGCAGCTCCTTTCAAAGTTGAATCAATCGACCCTGAAAATGAACAAGCAGTACTTCAAACTGCAAATGAAAAGTTCACTTTAGAAGTTGATTTTGATGCTCAGTATTCAATTGATGGCAACGGCTATCAAGCTTGGCGTGAAGTTGAAATTAACGAGATTAAAGACATTCGCGTTTATGACGAAGATGGCGAGGTATTAGCTTACGTTGATCGTTTGGACGTAGTTGAGATTAAAGATCTTATCGAATCAGGGATTAGAGAGCGCATTTAAGCGCTCCATGGTGAATGTTATGAATGCACATCCTGAAATTATCGAAGTATCAAGACTTCAAGCTCTTATTAAAGATTCTGTAAATGCCCTCCTTCCACTTTCTAGCGAGAAAGACACAGTCATCACTGATGGCGGCAATTGGATTCACTTGCGTTATGTGGGCCGAGGTACTGAACAAATCCAATTAGAGCTAGGTGATCAGTTTTCTATTAAGACAAAAATCGCCTACCTAAGTGAGACGTTAAAAAGATTAGCAGAAATTAGAAATGAGTTGAGAGGTGGGTGATGTCTAAACGCGCCCTACTCCATAAGTCAAAACTAGAAGATTTCAAGTCTTGGCTTATAGCAAACCAAATTCAGTATCGAGATGGCAAAGGTGATTTTCAGGTTCTGCAAGTTGAAGTGAAAGATAGGTTTTACCCAATTTATGACAGGATTCAGGGTGACCACTTAACGACTCAAAGAGAACTCATCCCTTTAGTTAAAAGATACATAGCAAGTGAAAAGAATTAGGAGAAGATTATGAATGCGCCAGCAAACGGAACACTTATTACTACACAGATTGCAAACGTTGCTGAAACTCTTGGCTTAGTTAATGTTAATCCACAAGAGTTAAAGGAAACACTGATTCAAACAGCTTTCCGTACTGAAACACCTGCAACTGATGCACAAATGGCTTCTCTTTTGATTGTTGCTGGTCAATACAAGCTGAACCCATGGACCAAAGAGATTTACGCTTTCCCAGATAAAAACAAAGGGATTATTCCAGTTGTTGGCGTAGATGGCTGGTCTCGAATCATTAACGGAAACTCTAATTTCAACGGTATGGAATTTAAGTTTTCAGAAAATATGGTTCAGATGGAAGGCGCTAAGGTAGCTGCACCTGAATGGGTTGAATGCATTATCTATCGCAAAGACCGTGACCACCCTACTGTTGTTCGCGAGTATTTAGCGGAGTGTTATCGCGCACCTTTTAAAGCGAAATCTGGTTACACAGTTGAAGGTCCATGGCAGAGTCACCCTTCTCGCTTCTTGCGTCACAAGGCAACTATTCAATGTGCACGCTTGGCTTTTGGTTTTGTTGGTATTCACGATCAAGACGAAGCGGAACGTATTGCTGAAAGTGGGCAGCCTATCAAGGATGTTGCAAGCGAAGTTCCAGAAGGTTACCAAGCATTTGAAGATGAACATTTAGCTACGCTTAAATCAGAAGCTCAATATGGTACTGAACGTTTGCAGGCAGCTTATGTAGCGATTCCAAAAGGAAATCTTAAAAAGCACCTGTGGGAAGTCCACTCAATTAGCTTAAAAGAAATTGCTCAGTTTGCAGACCAAGCTTTACAGCGCCAAGGAGAAACCTATGAACATTCTCCAGCGTAGTGAAGATTGGCATTCGGAACGCTGTGGGAAAGTCACAGCAAGCCGTGTAAAGGATTTAAATGCAAAGCCCAATAAAGGCAAAGCTTTAAATGCATTGGGTTTAACTATTCTAGCTGAACGCCTAACTGGCGTTCAGAAGGAAATTTTCACGAACCAAGCAATGCAATGGGGTATCGATAACGAGCCTTATGCAATCGCGGCTTATGAAAATGAGACGGGTAACTTTGTAGTTGGAACAGGTTTAATTGACCACCCTTTCATTGAAATGTTCGGAGCTTCACCGGATGGGCTTGTAGGTGATAACGGGCAAATCGAAGTTAAGTGTCCAGACACTACAACGCATTTGAATACCCTTCTGACCAAGCAAGTGCCAGATGAGTACATTCCTCAAATTACTAGTCAGTTGGCTTGTACTCGTCGTGAATGGTGTGACTTTGTGAGCTATGACCCACGTCTGCCAGAAGATCTACAGATCATCATTATTCGTGTCTATGCTAAAGACTTGGCTATCGAAGCATTAGAGCAAGATGTTCGTAAATTCAACAAAGCTATAGATGACGCAATTAAAACATTGAAGGTGGCAGCATGAACGACTGGCAAATATTAAGAAGTCGGTATGGCAGCAACCGAAGTTATAAAAACCGAGTAGCTGTACCACCATTTTATTTTGAAGATTTCTCTAACTGGCTAGTAGATCAAGGCGCAGATGTCTACAGCAAAACAGAACAAAACGAACTTTTGAGATTTAGATTAAACGGCCGATTAGGTATTTGGTATGAGTCAGGTTCAGGAAACCTACTAATGCATGATTTGGCAGATAAGTATTTGGAGACAGCAGCATGACAGATCAAGAATACAGAGGGAATATGAACTACCATTTTCAAGATCACATCGTCTTGAATGTCGAAGAAAACGTAGTGCCCTTCCCAAGAACAAATCTGCGTAAGTGTCAGCATGCACAAGTAGAGATTGACACTAAAGCTTTAGAACTTACATGCATGAAGTGCGGAGCAAAAGTAAATCCTGTGATGTGGATCAAAGACACTATGAAATATTGGTCCCGACAACAAACAAAGATTACAGAGCAGAAAAAGCAGATTAGTGAAGACCTTGATGAGCTTAAGAAAAGAGCAAGAACCAAGTGTCAGCACTGCAACAAGATGACTGCTATTAACTTAAAGAATTTAAAATTTACAGTAATTTGGTGATGACATGACAGATTTGAATAAGGAAAGAGAGCTATACGAGTCAGTAATTGAAAAGACTCAAGGCATAAAAATGGAGCATCTTGTTGGGATTAGCTTCAATGCAGAAGCAAATCAGTATGAAATTAGTGGTGAAAAATGGGCATGTGAATTAACGGATGCTTGTGAAGAGCTAAATACTGGATGGTTCATTTGGCAAGAATGTGTAAAAGCCAAAGCTCAGGCGGTGCCAACTTGGATCAGTGTTAAAGATGAAGAGCCACCAACAGACACTATGGTTTTAATTTGTTGGTCAGATGCTCCTGATGTCACCCCAGAACAAGACTATATGACTATTGATGAGGATTTAAATAGCGTATGGGCAAACTATCAAAATGATCCACCTTCACATTGGATGCATTTTCATAGTGTGCCAAACGTATCGGGAGCTGAACAATGAGCATAACACTTAGCGGTCACCAATTAAAAAGCCTTCTCGAATTTGTAAATCCAGATGGTGAAAATGATTTAGATCAACTTGAAACTGAACTAACTATTAAATTTTTTGAAGATGGGCACAGTGGCAAAGGCTATTACTTTTGGATGACCGAATATCCAGAGGAAGGCAGTATGTTGTTGGGTGTTGAATCGGGAGCTGAGGGATGAGTGAAAAAGCATTTAAAGATTTAAAAATTCGATTTCATTTAGCTATTGGTTTGGCTAACGCGCATCGTGAGGACATTGGGAAATTATCCGATTGGATCGAAGAGGAATGTTGGGAAGTGATGGATGAAAGAGAGCAAAAAGAGACTCTTTCGGAAATTGCAGAGGAATGGGCACAGCAGTATTTAGATTTAGGAGCGACAGTTGAATGAGTATTTTAGATAAAGAATATGTCGTGACTATGCCAGACGAAAGCAAATGGGCTGTACCAGTTCGCATAATTGCTGAAAGTCGCGCCAAGTATTTTGCAGGTGTTGATGAAGTGTCTTTTGAAGAAAGTCTAAATGATGACACTATCCCTCTCTTTGAATCTGACGATTATGAAATTCATGATTGGGCTGTAAACAATATGAATTGGAGAGATGTTAAAGAACATGCCATCCAAATTGAACGCCCAAGCTTAGATTATGAAGATGGCTGGGTAAATGGAAAATATGAGGTTAAAGCGGAAAGTAAGGAGGGGTGAAATGTTATTGACTACTGATGAAGTTGAACTAATCAAAACATGTGATGAAAGCCCTGAACAATATATTGCAGTTTTTCAAGGTCAACAGATTGGATATCTCCGATTAAGACATGGCGAATTTAGAGTTGATTATCCTGATTGCGGAGATGAGACAATTTTATATTCTCAAGAACCACAAGGAGATGGATGTTTTGAAGATGATGAACGTGAACATTTCTTAATGAAAGCTAGAGAAGCAATTGTTAAGAAGTTTAATGAGATGGAGGGGTGAAATTATGTATATACCAACAACAAAATATTCTGATCTTATGTCAAGTCTTGACTTACTTAAGCTTATTAATGATGCACGCATGGAATGTGGTGAGCCACCAATCCGTGCCAATGACTTCCATAAACGTGTTGAAGATGAATTAGATGGAGACCACTACGAAAGTTTCGTAGTTCAAAATCCAAACAAAACATTAACTACCGTTTTTAATTTGTCTGAGGATCAGTGCACTTTAATTGGAATGCGTGAATCAAAAGCCGTACGTAAAAATGTATTGATGAAATTAAAGCAGAAGAATGGAATAAAAATTCCTCAAACTCTTTCTGAAGCATTGCAATTGGCAGCTGACCAAGCAAAGCAACTTGAACTTGCAGCCCCAAAGGTTACTTACTACAACACAGTAGTTGAAAGATCAACCCTACTCAATGCATCACAAGTAGCTCAAAAAATTAAGATGTCAGCAGTAAAGATGAATAGAATTTTAGAGTCTCTAAATGTTTATCATCGAGGCGTTAAACGAGCGAGGCTTTTTCAACAATGGTTTATTGATAAGGGATTTGGTGAGGTTAAGCAAACTGAACTTGGTTTTTCACAACCAATGTTTACCACTAAAGGTGAGGCATGGGTACTTGAGACATTTATAAATGAGGGGGTTTTGGAAGCATGACAGCAATTGCAAATATAGGTAGTAACTTTGTCGTAGCGTTGCCACCTTCGGATATTTGGCTAAATGATTCTCAAGCTGCAGAGTTCTTGGGATATCGAGACGTACACTTTAAGGCAGCGGTTTGCTGCTTACCAACCTTCCCTAAACCGCGCTATGTTATTAAGTGCGGTCAAGGAAGACGATGGAACTTGGCAGAGTTGTCAAACTGGTTGAATGAACAGTCAGATGATGAGCCAAAGAAAGGCAGACCACGTAAACGAGGCTAATCTAGCCTCGTTGCAATTTCGCTTGCAGTAGCATTGTAATAGACCATCAGACTTCTTAAGTCTTTATGTCCAATCATACGGGCCAAGTCTAAAACTTCTAATTTTCTTGCAAGGCGCGTACATGCTTCATGGCGTGTGTCATGGAAATGCAAATCAGTGATTTGACATCTATCCCTTAATTTACGCCAAAGCGTATCAAAGCTTTGGGAATTACAAGTAAAGACCTGCTTTTTATCAAGACCTTTTAATAAAGTAAGCAACTCAACTGCACGCTTAGATAGTGGTACATTCCGTTTAGTACCATTCTTTGTTTCAGTTAAAACTAGATATCTATCTTTTAAATAAACACGATCCCAAGTCAAGCCAACAATCTCACCAGCCCGCATAGCTGTCTCAATCGCAAATAGAAAGGCAATAATAATTTGCTGAGTTGAATTCACCGGGACATTGTTATCCCAATTTGCTGCAAGACATAATCTGTCAATTTCATCTTGAGAAATTCGCCTATCTCGGTGCTTAGATGGTGGCGGCAAAGTTAGGTCAGCCATTGGAGACTCTTTAATCCACTTCCATTCTTTCCTGGCAACAGTAAATAAAGAAGCTAAAATATTTGCTTCACGTCGGACAGTAGCACCCTGCACTTCTTTTAATCGGGAGTCGCGCCATTGCACTAAATCGTCAGTTGTGACTTTGGCCAATTGTTTTTGACATAGCTTTTTATACTCACGCTTAAAGAAAGCCATTCGCTTGACTTCATTCTCATGAGTTTTCTTTTTAACACTCACTTCACTTAAGTAGCGTTCAATAGCTTCTAAAAAAGAGTGATCTGGTAATTTGCCATGCGATTGTTCGCGTAACTGAGTCTCGCGTTTAGATGCCCAAGCCCTAGCTTGAGCTTTTGTATCAAAGGTTGAACTTTCGCGAATTCCGTTTACACTTATCTCGGCTCGCCCTGTATTGTTGCGTTGTCTAAATGAAGCCAT